TCTCATAAGTTTCAAACTCAACAGTTTCAGATTCATCCCAATAAATTTTTAAGAAACCATTTTTTTCAATCAATGCGTCTTTAAAAAAATTATATAATAATTGGAAACCATTATTGTCTTTGTAAAACACATGATTTAAATATGCAGTTGCTTGTTCTGCCAAAGGTACATCTTCCGCAGTTACCGGTTCGCATCTTACTACTTTATCTGATGCAGTAAAAACTCTTAGTAGGTTTGGCAAGATACTTTCGATTGTATCTGCAACATCAGTTGATACTACCTGACTACGACCATCTATTTCTGTTCCAAGTTTATCTCCTAAATAATATTCTAAAGATTTTCTTCTAGACTCAGAAAGATTACCTCCTAAGTACCCTAAAGCATTTTCTATTTGATTGGATAATAAACTTCTTAATTTAGGATCTGATAATTCGATTATTTTTTTTGCCATATTAAACTATATAATTTGTGTCCACATGAATTGGTGTGTTCCAATCCGATCTTTCGATAGGTTCTGTCACAGCTCCATATCGTACTGAGTCTGCAAAGTGTGATGCCCAGTTGTGCAAAGGTTTATTCCTAAAACAATTATTTTTTTCATCCCAGCGTTTGCAATATGATTTTAATGCCTCAACCAACTTTTTGCAATTGTTTTTATGAAAGTAGCACTTAGGCAACATTCGTCTTACTTGCTCAATACCATCTTCTACACTAAGTTTAGGTGCTATGTCAAATTCTAGCCCCATTTCTTTTGCGGTTTCCCATCTGGATTTATTCGTTCCAATCTCCCTAACTCTAATATCATGGGGAGCTATATGCTTTGAGTAGTTATAAGGTTTACTGTCTATAACATTTAAATAATGCTCTAAACCCTCACCTGCATTTTCATAGCAGTCAATTATTCTAACCTCATCATTGTGTCGTTGAGCAAAGGTAATTACAGTAGAGTCGTTCATTCCTAAATCCCACCATGTTTCGACCTCTAAATTATCATCTATTTCAAAATTTTTAACATTGCCTTTTTCTTCTAGTTCCTCAATTGTCTTACCATAGTAAGAACCGGATATTCCAGCTTGAAATGAACATTCAAACTCTTGAGCATAACTTTCTGGCGACATCGTTTGTTTCGCAGCCTCTAATTCTTCCTTTGCTATAATGTTTGTTTCACTAGCTTTAAAGACCGCTGTAAACCAATCTTTATTGTGTTTAGCATTTTCATGTAAATCAAAGAACCAGTTTCTTCCCATCGGAGTGCCTATAAAAATAGCAAAGCCTTTTCTGTCCGACAAACAAGGTCTTAAAATGGTATCAAAAAGGTCTGGCGAAAGGTTTTGTGTTTCATCGCAAACTATCCCATCAAAATACTGACCTCTTATTGCAGCACTATTCTCACCGCCTAAAATTTGTATTCTTGAATTATTAACTGAGAAATCTACCCTAAGTTCAGACTCATTGAATTTTGTTCCTGGTATGGCAGAGGAAAATTGTTTCATATAATCCCAAGCGGTGCTTTTTCCTTGCAATCGGTAAGGAGAGATGAAAGCAAATCTAGGATAGGGTTTAGTGCTTGTTAGAGCAGCTCTAATTAGGTGATTGATAGCAAATACAGTCTTACCCCCTCTACGATGAACAATGACTACATTGAAGCGGTTCTTATCGCATTTTTCATGCAAAAAATTTTGGATTTTTCTTGGTGCGTAAGGAATTACAATTTGTTTCATTTTAAAACAAAACCCCCCTTAATGAATTGTTTCATTTGAATCTGGATAATCGTCTGGCAAAATGAATTGTGTTCTTAAGAACTCAGAAAAGTCTTCAGCTTCATCGTTTGTTTTAAAACCTTGAAAATGTGTAATCACAATTGGTTTTTTTGTGTTTTTATCTTTCATAATGAAGATTATTGTTTTTAGAAATCTATCGTCCATGTGTTTGTAGCATACATTAATTTTAATTTAACCGGTAACACAAAATCAGGTAGCCACCAATCAAAAACCCCCCATATTTAGTAATTCAAATTCAATAACTAACTAATTGCAACCATTAATTTTATATCAATAAGTAAATCGTTATCACTAGTAATCTTTCCGATAATAAATTGTTATCGACCATGTTGCTGTTTTGTTCTTATTTGTGATATTTTTGCAACACCTTGTGTGTATAATCTGTTTTTTATGTGTGCAAAGAATACCTCTAAACCAATAAAATCAACACTTTTAAAAGATTTTAGACCTGAATAATTCATAGTTTATTTGCTCCAACTGATATTTAATGGTTGTTTATCATCACCTTTTATAGTTAATTCGGCTGCTTTTCCGAATTTTTTAGGTGAAATCTTAGCAGCTGACCATTGGGATGATGCAATAGTTAGTTTAAAAAGATTAACCAAGTTCTGACCGGCTTTAGCGTCTATTATTCCAGACTCAATCTTTGCTTCAAGTTCTAGTCTTTTGTCTTTCAAGTTGGAAAGTTCTAAGTCAATCGCTAATTGTTTAGCTTGATTATATTTTTGCATCAGCTCATCAGATTTAACTAATTCATTTCTGAATGATTGCCAGGTATAATCTATTTCAGGCTTTTCAAATACTTGTCTAATGGTTAAACCATCCGCTAATAATTCAAGGATCTTTTCCTCAAGTTTTTTGTTTAATTTTCTTGGTCTTCCAGCCATTAGTTTATAATAATTCTAAATTAGTGTGAGTCCTCCAGTTAGAAAGGAAAGAAAGAAAGGTATCTGAAAGACTCACTAGTTAATTAACTTAATAGGCTAAAAACAACTTAAAGAGGGAGCTTGTAGCCAGTTAATCTATTAACACAATATATGGTATATTACAAATCAAAAGGCTTTCTAATTGTGTTAAATGTTCGCTTATCAAGTGTTAAAGGGTTTACTTTTAATTTACCGGAGAACATCAATTTATCGATGATATTCTGGCAAGTCCAAGCTCCAAAGGCTTTATTTTCAACGATCCAAAACATCTGAGTCCAGGACAACATCCCACTCTTAAAATCGTTTTCTATCTGTCTAACTATTTCAACCTTGTCCCCCATGCTGTAATCATTTTTATAACTTAGCTGCAAAGGTTCACCATTATAATAATATTTATCATCCATTATTTAATCTTTTTAAAACCTTTAAACCCCTTGTTATACATAGTGTTGTTATACATAGTATTGTTACTCTTAATACTAAGTAAATTATACTTAGTCTCTTGCTTATTTAATACTCTATCCCCTAAGTATTTTTTACTTACTCTAAGCTCATAATAGTTAGATGAGGCTTTCCTGTGGATAACTAGATAACCTTCTTTAATTAGCTCATTTTTGGCTTTTTGTAATGTGGATAAACAAATGTCCAATTTTGTCAATAATGTGGCATTTCTTAAGTTTCTAAATTTAGGCGATAAATACCTTAAATAGATAAATAAGGCTTTAGCCTCCTTGCTCAACCTTTCATCGATAATCAATTGATTTGGGACTTGAGTAAATCCTTTTGTAGTCATAAAATCCTTTCCTTTAAGGGTAAGTGTTTAATACTCAATCATATTATAATCAATAAGAACATTTAGCGAACATAAATATTTCTACAATCTTAGCTTTTATAGTTTGACATATTATACAAAAATGATACAACTTAATCATGTTTAAAACAAATCAACAAAGGAAAGAAACAATGAACACTTATTTAATCACAAATAATGAAAATTCTTTAAGCTATACAAAAGATTTTTCAGATACTTCAGAGGCTAGGCATTGGGTTATCAATAATTTAGATTTATCTAATGAATGGAACATAGACCAAGTTAAAAAATTACACCACACAGAATATAAAAAGAATTATAAGAATTACATTCTATCAACTATAGAAGAAGACTCAGAAGGTAAACCAATCACTACTGAACAAGAAAAGATTAATTATATTTTTAATCGTTTCAATTCTGAATATGGTTGGAATATTGAAAGAGTTGGAAAGTTCAAAGCCATGAGTGAATGGTTATCTGGTCTTGCATTAGATATTGAATACTACAACGATGCAATCGTTGATCTAGCTGTCAAAATGGGTTCAATAGATCCTAACCCTAGCGAAAAGTTAAAAGATAAAGTTGCAGCTAATTACTGGGATTTTATGGCTAATGTAATATTAGGATTTGAACCAAAGGAAAAAGCTGCATAGATCGAAACACCCTCATTTTTGGGGGTGTCTTAGGGTTAATCCCTAACTGATGAGATCATCAGAAACT